ACTTTCACCACAATGCATACAAGATTGTTCTGCCAAAAAATCATTTAGTAGAACAATTCTCTTTTGATAGTTTCTACGAGCAACCTTTTTGATTGTCTCTTTGTATTTTTCATAGTGTTCGTTCATAATATTATTTATAAGTTATAACACATATAAAATGAGGTTTTAAGAAATCAAATATTATAAATATTCTGAAATAACAAGACCCCCGATAAAGGAGTAGAGATATGAGTTTTTTAAAGTCTCCTGGCGTTCATGTAAGAGAAATTGATCTTACTACAATTGTCCCATCCGTACCAACAACAATTGGTGCTATTGCTGGTGCTTTTCAGAAAGGCCCTGTAAATTCAATTGTTACTATTGGTAATGAAGATGATATGGTTAAGATTTTTGGTAAGCCTCAAAATGATTCAAATCAATTTGAAACATTTTTTACTGCTTCCAACTTTCTTCAATATTCTGATCAACTAAAAATTGTTCGTTGTGAATCTGGTGTTACTAATGCTATAGCATCTGGCACAGCATTTATCATTCGTGATGATGATCACTATGAAGATTCATTTAAAGATGGACAAGCTTCGGTTGGTGAGTGGGCAGCAAGAACTGCTGGAATTCATGGTAATTCTCTCGGTGTTTCTATTTGCGCCAATGCAACAGCATATGAGGAACTTGCTGTCACTACCACAAATGCTGAAGAGGCACTTGGTCAAACAGTTATTAGTGTGACCGATGGTACGGTTTTCACAATTCATGATATTGTTAATTTTGGTGAGGCACTTGGTTTTGAATATCAAGTTACTGCTGCTGATGCATCCACCATTACGATTAAACTAAAAGATGATCCAAATGGTTCTGGTCTTCAAAGTACGATTGCTACTGCTACAAATATTCGGCGTCGTTGGAGATTTTATGACTTATTTGATGCAGCCCCAGGCACATCAGATTTTGCAACACAGAATACAAGAGGAACACAAGATGAGATGCATGTTGTGGTATATGATCAACTTGGAGAAATCAGTGGATTTGCTATAACCAGTAATGGTAATAGAACTAATTCTGTCTTAGAGACATTTGCAAACCTTTCTAAAAATGTTTTTGGTAAGTCACCTCAAGGCGATAGTACTTATTATGTAGATAAAATCTTTAGAACTTCTAATTTTGTTTATTCAATGGACCACAATACAGCTGGTACAAACTGGGGAACAGATTTTACTGGTGAGGAATCAGAGATTGTAATGGAAGATGGTGGTACAGACGGTGCTGGAGCCAATGCTGGAGAAAATGTTGTTTTGGATGCTACTGGCACTTCAAACGAAAATGAAAATGGAAAAATTCAACTTGAAGAAGGTGGTAATTCATACGCCGCACTTGACACACCAACAACAACAAACCTTAAAAATGGTACTGATGATTATGCAGTTACAGCAGGAGAACTGCAAATTGGATATGATAATTTTGATGATGTGGAATCTATTGATGTTAATCTTATTCTTGGTGGTAAAGGTGGTGGTGCCGGTGACAGTGCATCCACACAAGATACGCATGTTACAATGTTAACCGCATTAACGGATAAGAGAAGAGATTGTGTCGCATTTGTTTCTCCATTCCGGTCAGCAACAGTAGGTGTTTCAAGTTCTATAACAGCTACAGAAAATGTTGTTGAGGCATTTGATCTTTGTCCTTCATCTTCATATATGGTATTTGATAGTTCATATAAACAAATGTATGATAAGTTCAATGATGTTTTCCGATTTGTCCCAATGAATGGTGATACAGCTGGACTTTGTGCTTTCACAGATAATGTTGCTGATCCTTGGTTCTCGCCAGGTGGGTTTAACAGAGGTAATGTGAGAGGTGCTATTAAACTTTCTTACAATCCTAAAAAGTCAGAAAGAGATCAACTATATCGGGCAAGAGTTAATCCTATTGTTGATTTCCCCGGTCAAGGTGTGGTATTGTTTGGTGATAAGACTGCACTCGCAAAACCAAGTGCATTTGATAGAATTAACGTAAGACGATTGTTCTTGGTTCTAGAAAAAGCAATTTCAACGGCTGCTAAGTTCTCATTGTTTGAGTTCAACGATGAATTTACAAGAGCTCAGTTTAGAAATCTCATCGAACCCTTCTTGAGAGATGTTCAAGGTCGTAGAGGTATCTTTGACTTTAAGGTGGTCGCTGATGAAACGAATAATACTGGTGAAGTTATAGATAGAAATGAATTTATTGGTGATATCTATATCAAACCAGCAAGATCAATTAACTTTATCACTCTAAACTTTGTTGCAGTTCGCACAGGGGTAGAGTTCAGTGAAGTAGTAGGACAATTTTAAGGAGTAGCTTCACATGGCAAACATAGATGATTTTAAAGCAAACTTAATTGGTGGCGGCGCTCGGGCTAATCAGTTTAGAGTTACAATTACACCACCATCTGGTATTGCAATTGGTTTAGATGTTCGTAGAGCTTCATTCTTAGCAAGAGCATCTAATCTACCAGCACAAACTTTAGCTGAAATCGCAATTCCATTTAGAGGACGACAAATTTATATTGCAGGCGACAGGACTTTTGATGAGCCTTGGACAACAACATTTATGAATGATACTGACTTTGGTATTCGTAATTCTATAGAGTTGTGGATGAACGGCATTAACGATCTTGCTGAAGCAACAGGTGTTGTTAATCTAGCTGATTATCAAACAGATTTACAGGTCGAGCAATTAGATAGAGATGATACAATTCTAAAAACTTATGTGTTCAGAAATGCGTGGCCAACAACTATTACAGCAATTGAATTAACATCTGAAAATGCAGACGCTATTGAACAATTTGAAGTTACTTGGAGATATCAACACTTTGAAGCTTCTGGCGTAAACTTCTAATTCTTGACCTACTAAATAAAAGAATTAGTAGGAGTTATTATGGCTGAATTGTTTGGATATAAAATTAGTAAAAAGGAGGAGGACGTTGTATCTTTTACAAGTCCTTCTTCTGATGACGGAACAATAGACATTGCCGGTGGAGGCTTTGCGAGTTCGTTATTGGATACTGATGGAAAAGAAAAAACAGATATAGATTTAATTCGGCGGTATCGTGATATTGCACAACAATCAGAGTGCGATACTGCAATTGAAGATATCGTCAATGAAGGTATTGTGTCTAATGAAAGTGATATTTCTGTACAAGTTGTCTTAGACAATCTTGATTACTCTGATAAAATCAAAAAAAGAATTAGAGAAGAATTTGAAGAAGTTCTAAGGCTTTTAAAGTTTGAAGAGAGAGGTCACGATCTATTTCGTAGATGGTATGTTGATGGAAGAATTTACTTTCATAAAATTATCAATACTTCCAATCCTAAAGAGGGTGTTTTAGAAGTTCGATACATTGATCCAACTAAAATTAAAAAAGTTCGCCAAGTAGAAAAAGAACCAGATCAGAAAACTGGTGTGGACAAAGTAAAAAAGGTTGATGAATTTTTTATCTTTAATGATAAAGGCCTTGGGGGTGCAAGTGCTGGATTGGGTTCTAATCAAGGAATTAGAATATCTCCAGATGCTATCACTTATGTCCCATCTGGTTTAGTTGATGGAAATTCTGGTAGAGTTCTTTCATATTTACATAAAGCTATTAAACCTGTTAATCAATTGAGAATGATTGAAGACTCTCTTGTTATCTATCGTATCTCACGGGCACCAGAACGTAGAATTTTCTATATTGATGTTGGTAATCTACCAAAGATAAAGGCAGAACAATATCTTAAAGATGTTATGAATCGTTATCGTAACAAGTTAGTGTATGATGCATCGACTGGCGAGATTCGTGATGATAGAAATCATATGAGTATGTTGGAAGATTTCTGGCTCCCACGTCGAGAAGGTGGTAGGGGTACAGAGATTACTACACTTCCCGGTGGATCAAATCTTGGTGAGATTGATGATATCATTTATTTCCAGAGAAAATTGTTTAGGTCTTTGAATGTACCAATTTCTCGTTTGGAAGCAGAGTCACAATTTAGTTTAGGTCGTTCCAATGAAATTACTAGAGATGAACTTAAATTTACTAAGTTTGTACAAAGAATACGAAAAAAGTTTGTTCCATTATTCACTGATATTTTAAAAACGCAACTTTTATTGAAGGGTATTATATCACCAGATGATTGGCGTTTTATGCAAGAACATATTCAATATGATTTCTTAGCAGATGGCCACTTTACAGAATTAAAAGATGCAGAACTTTTAGAATCAAGAATGAATAATTTAGGAACTGTAGAAGCTTATATTGGTACATTTTTCAGTAAAGAATATGTAATGAAGAAAGTGTTGCGTATGACAGACAATGAAATTGAAAATATGCAAGATCAGATAAAGAAAGAAACTGGTATGGACCCAGAAGATGGTGGCGTTGATGTTCCACAAACTACAGATGGTATCACAAGATACCCATCACAAGATGGAAATCCAATCTCACCAGATGATGTTGCAAAATACGATGGTCAAGAAGTAGAAGATGAGGAGAAATAATCATGACAAGAGAAATTGTTGATAGTATATCATCAGGTGATAATTTGGGAACTGAAGCACATTTTAGTAACACTATGATTGATAAAGTGGGAAGTTCCTTAGAAACAAGACGAAAAGAATTAGCTAATACCTTTATTGGTAAGAAGGATAGTAATGAAGAAGATTAATGATCTTTATCAAACAACAGTTTTTGAGAAAGATGAACACAAGAAATCAATAGAATATAAGAAATTGTCTCCTAAAATGCGAGATGCTATTGATTCTATCTTCAAAATCATGGATTCTAAACCTTCAGATTTCCTAAATACTTTTGAGAAAACTATAAAAGAAGTATCAAAAAAGTTTGGTGTTACCGAAAAAGAACTTATGCGATACTTTGAAAAAGAAATGTTAGCAACATAGGAGTAGGGTATGTCATTTAAAACATTAAGAGTTGCTGGAACAGTTACCGCAACACAGCTTGCCGATGATACTGCAATTGAAGCTAATCTTGGCAAATTATCCCCCTCTTCCTCATTTAGAGTAACAGAGTTTGGCGGCCAAGATGTTCTTTTTCTTATTTCAGATGATTATCCTGTTGCAACCTCTTCAAATGCATTTTACTTAAAAGCAGGAACTACAACAACAGTGGTTCCTGATGTAGAGCGGGCACTACGATTTGCTTCTGAAGTTCCTGTAGCAATATTCGATGATGATGGAACATCTGATCCCGGTGCTAATGGGTTATTGTTAGAATCCGGAACAGTAGATGATCCGGGTTTTGTTCTTTATGATAGAGCCGAAACTGAATTTCGTATTTCAGTAATCAATGAAACTGCCACCAATGATGGTGCTGTTTACGTTGAAGAAGTTGCACAAGGACATCCGGGCGCATGAATATAAAACTAATTTCAGAAGCAATTGAAAATGTAGAGTATATCTGCGAAGAAAAAGAAGACGGCAAAAAAGATTACAAGATTCGTGGTATTTTCATGCAAGGGGATATCAAGAACCGTAATGGAAGAGTGTATCCTATGGAAATACTCTCAAAGGAAGTTTCAAATTACAATAGAAAATTTGTAACTGAAAAAAGAGCATATGGTGAGTTAGGCCACCCAGATGGTCCCACTGTAAATTTAGAAAGAGTTTCACATCTTGTTACGGAGTTATATCCAGAAGGCAAGAATATTATGGGTGAAGCTCGAATATTAGATACTCCAATGGGGAAAATCGTCAAAACTTTGATGGACGAGGGAACAAAATTGGGAGTATCTTCGAGAGGTATGGGAAGCTTGGACGAGAGGAACGGTGCCAAGTATGTGAGAAATGACTTTTACCTTGCAGCTGCAGCAGATATTGTTGCTGACCCGTCTGCACCTTCAGCATTTGTACAAGGCATAATGGAAGGGAAAGAATGGGTTTGGGATCATGGTTCGTTGATTGAAGCCCATGTTGCGG